AATTGTCATCCCAGGGATAATATTGCCCTGAGTCATATTGCAAAGAAACTCAATATCTCTTATGACTGGTGGGAGAATCTTATGATGGCCCGGGAGAAACAGACAGAATGGCTTGCTCAGCTTATAGAAGATGAGTATTTCAATAATGACTGTAATCTTGATATTATGATCCTTGGCTATACATTCAAACCGGAAACAAATCTTACCATAGGTAGTCCATCTCTTTTATTAAAAGAACTTTTATTAATTGACAGAGGGATAGACGAGAAACAAATAAAGATGTATGATCCATGGGTTGATCCTGTATATATGTTCAGCAAGAGCAGAGAATTGGATCCAAATTCAGGTCAGAAAGAAAATGAGCTATATCAATTTCTTGGTGATGCAAGAATATTCTTTATAGGAACTAAGCATGAAGTGTTCAGGAACTGCATGTTTCCTGCAGGAAGTATAGTGATAGATCCTTTCAGATATATTTCTGATCAGGATGGAGTAACTGTAAAAAGAATTGGGCAAGCAAAAAGTAATTCTTAATTTTATAAATCTCAATTTTATAAAATGCAAATTTATACAGAGAAAGGAAAGATCTATAAGATCATGGAGCCACAGGTTAAATCAGATAAGTTCAAAAAGCAGGAACTTATTATCCAGGTCAACAACCCTACCGAAAAAGGGACATTCATTGAATACTTGAGATTCCAATGTATCAATGAAATAATGAGTCAGTTAGATGGTGCAAAGAAAGGAGACTTTGTAATCTGTAAGTTTAAGATCTCCGGGAGAAAGATAGGAAAGGATGAAGAAGAATCATTCTACACCAATCTTGATGTAATGGAGATCAAGATAATCAATAAGGCTGATGACATCATCAAAGCAGATATAAGACCACAGTCTAACAGTTATTCAGATCAGTTCCCTGGAATTGATAGCGATGATGAGGATGATATATTGTCAGTGAAATCCGATAATGCTACTCCTATAGAAGATGATCTCTCGTTTTAATAATTAACTAATAACCAATATTTATGAGTACAACAAAACAATTTCCGGTTAAACCTTGTAGTGACAATATAATAATAAGAAGGTTGCTTATCAAGGATGTAAATCAAAAACGTGCAGAGAAAGGCAAGCTTATACTTGCCGATGCTCCGGCTCCTAAGAATGCACTCGAAAGAGAACAAAGAGAAACAGCAGATGCACTTCGTTATGAGGTGGCAGATATTGAATTTAAGAATAAATGGGATGAGCATCCTAACCAGGGTGTTGTTATGGCTGTGGGCCCGGGAAGGGATATAGGTGGGGGGACACTCCTTAAACCATCTGTCAAGACAGGGGACCATATTCTATACCGTGGAAAGTCCGGAGAACCTCTTGTTATCTGCAAAGAGCTCTATTGGGTCATAAAGGATCATGATATATTCTGTACGGTTCCTGCAGCGAATCTCATAAAGTAATTTATAAAACTGAAAAATATAAATTTGGAATTTATAAAAATCAAGTTTACCTTTGACGAAGTAACTTGATTGCAGTATGGAGAATTATTAAATCATCGTCTTAAAAAACTTAAGCCAGGGGGGATGTTCCTCACCTGGCTTTTGTGTATTAAATTGAAATTTATAAATTTTGATTTTATAAAATTTAATCATGCTCGCAGAAAATATCAATATCACAACAACCAGGGAAAAATTCTTTCTCGAGTATCTGATCCTCAAGAAGCCGGCTATAGATTCCATGCTCAAGCATATTACCGGTAATCGTAAGGCTACTCTTAGCGATAAACCTATGAGAGTCCTTGCACAACTACTTTACTTTAATGATGAGTATAAGAATATACCTGAAAAGGATAGATCTGCTCAGCTTTTTTCAAGAGAAGTAAAGGAGATGATCTGTGATAATCTTAAAATGAAGGAGCATCATCTTAATATATATATTTCTCAATTAAGAAATCTTGGCATTTTGGAAGGAAAGAATATTAAGCCGATATTTGTAATATTAGCTGATGATCGTAGTTTAACTTTTACATTCAGGTTAAATGGACATCCACTCAAAACGAATTGATCGCATATGCGAAGAAATAGCTAAGAAACACGGAATACATAAAAATACCGTTAAGATGATTGTCTCTGTTGAATTTGAGATGGTCAAGGAAACGATGAAGAAAGTTGATTCTTATAATAATTATTTCCCTTATGTGCGATTAGAATATTTTGGATGTTTCAAAGTGAAAAAAGGTAAGCGTAATTTCTTTGTAAACAAAAGTAAAAAAACAATAGAAGATGTTTATTCTCAATCAGAACAAGGTAACGATAGAACCCAGGATGCTGTTGATCCCGGAGTTCAGGAAGATATGGGATAGAGATATTTCAAAGAATAAAGAAAAAGCGACCAAACAACTCGCCTATGTTTATTTTGTGGCAGACTATAAAAGTGAGTATAATATTTATGGTATTGAAAAACGTTCCATGATATCCCGGGAAGTAATGGAAGATCCGGAATATGTAACTGATGATATTATTGAAGAAGCAATAAAGAAATATATTAAACTGCAGGAGACATCATCAATGAGATATCTTCGCAGTATACGTGACACTGTTGATTCAATAATCAAGTTCAATGAAGCTTTAAAGTTTAATAGTGACAATGATACCAAATCATATAACCCGGCCCTGGCCACTAAAGCATTGAAAGATGTAGGATCTATTGTTGAGGATCTTGAGAAATGGGAAAAAAAGATTTATGGTGAAGAGGATCAGATGTCAATACGCGGTGGTGGTAAAGTTGGTATTTTCGAAGATACTGAGAAAGCAACATGGATGACAACAAGGCAATTATAGAAACAGGTTATTTTAAGAATACATTACACTATAATACTGAGGTATGGCGCGAGAGCGCTTTACATTTTAACGAGTTTGAAAGATATACTAACTATCCTGTAAATGATCATCCGTCATCCAGGTATTATAAATTCTGGGAAGAAGAAGCAAGACGATCAGTATATGGATATGATATAGGCCGGGATAAGATCCCCGGCTATTTTTATTTCTACCTTAATTACAGTCCTATTTATAAAGCTATAGAAATTGATATTCCTGATGATGAAACGGATCAGGATGCAGTCGCTAAACTTTACCAACAGGCAAAAGCAGATCGTGTTTTTACTCTTCCTGATTTCTGGGATGGTGATTATCAGTATTTCTGGTATCTTGATGATGCAGAAGCAAATGGTGAACATGGCGTTGTAATTAAATCAAGACGTAGAGGATATAGTTACAAGGCTGGTTCAATGTGCGATAGGAACTATTATCTTATTCCAGGATCCAAGAGTTTTGTATTTGCAGATGATAAAGCATTCCTTATTGAAGATGGTCTTCTCTCAAAAGCATGGGAGATGATGGATCATATCGAACAACATACACCCTGGGGAAAAAGAAGACAGAAGCATGATACTACAATGTATAAGAGATCATCTTATATAGTAGATCAGAAAGGTCTTAAGATTGAGAAAGGATTCAAGAGTGAAATAATGGGTATCTCAATGAAGAATGATTATCAAAAAGTAAGGGGGAAGGGTGGTAAACTTTTGATCTATGAGGAATCGGGTAAGAATCCTAATCTTCTTCAGGCATGGAACATCTCGTTAAAAAGCATGCAACAGGGTCGTCTTACTCATGGTTTAGCCGTAAGTTTTGGGACCGGGGGTACGGAAGACTCTGATTTTATGGGACTTGAACAGTTATTCTACCAGGGTGATGCATATAATATTCATCAGGTTCCTAATATATGGGATGAAGGATCTTTGAATAGTAAGTGTGGTCATTTTGTTTCTATTGAACAGAATCTTGAAGGAGCAATGGATAAGGATGGAAATTCATTAAAAGATATTGCCAGGGAGATGGTTGATCATTCAAGGAATAAGATTATTAAAGCAACAAAGAACCCTGAAACCATTATAAGATTCATTGCAGAAGAACCACGTACACCCCAGGAAGCTGTTATGCGTATTGGTGGGACTATCTTTCCTATCAATGATCTTAAACATCATCTTAATCATCTTACTTCTAATCCTGAAAAATATGAAGAACAGGAATATGTTGGTTTTCTTGAGATAAATGAAGAGACACAAAAGATAGAATGGAAACCAAGTGCCGATCTTCATCCTATAAGAAGGTTCCCGGAACTTGATAAACGCAATCTGCAGGGTGCAATAATAATATACGAACAACCGGTTATTATAGATGGTGTTATTCCATGGGGTATATATATTGCCGGTAATGATACTTATGATCATGATAAGAGTACTACTGATTCTCTTGGTAGTACATTCATAATGAACCGGATTACGGAGAGGATAGTTGCAGAATATACCGGTCGTCCCTCCACTGCAAATGAATATTATGAAGGAGTAAGAAGGTTACTAATCTATTACAGAGCTATTTGTAACTATGAAAATAACTGGAAAGGTTTATTTACATATTTAAATAACAGACACTCAGCACATTTACTATGTGATACTCCCAAGATAATCGTTGATAAGATATTCGATAAGTCTCTGTTAAACAGAGGTAAAGGAACGCCAGGAACGGCTCCTATACAGAAATGGGGAAGAGAACAAATACTTATCTGGCTGACAACATCTATAGAACCTGGTAGTGAAATATTAAATCTCCATAGAATCCGTTCAATTCCTTTATTACAGGAGTTAATATATTGGAATCCAAAGGGTAACTTTGATAGGGTTGATGCTTTACAGATGCTTATGATACTTAAAGAGGACATGCAGCATATTCACCCTGATGACATGGATAAGAAACCACAAGATGCTTTAAGCCCTTTCTTTAAAAGGATGGAGATGTTCCAGGAAAAACTGAAACAG